ACCAATATTTGTCCGCGCCAACAGACTTCTTGTCTGTGTTCAGCCTTGCTGTGATTGATGGTTCGGGGAACTACGAATATTTGCTGAACAAGGATGTCAACTTCATCCGTTCGGCGTTTCCTAATCCGTCCACGACCGGAACGCCCAAGTACTACGCCATCTTCGGCCCGCGCAGTGATGATGCTGATGAGCTGACGTTCATCCTTGGTCCGACGCCAAGCGTAGGGCTGACGGCAGAACTGCACTACTTCTACTATCCAGAAAGCATTGTTACCGCTACCAATACGTGGTTGGGTGACAATTTTGACTCAGTGTTGTTTAACGCTGTGATGGTAGAAGCTGCGCGGTTTATGAAGGAAGAGCCGGATCTCGTTGCCATGATGGACAAGCAGTATGTCCAGTCGCTGACGCTGCTGAAGAATCTGGGCGATGGCAAGAACCGTCAAGACGCTTACCGTAGTGGTCAGCTTCGCACTGAGGTGGCCTGATGATTATCCAGGCACTGACCAACTCGTTTAAGGCGGAGATCTTGCAAGGTGTGCATGATCTGGATACGGACACCCTCAAGCTGGCTTTGTACACAGGATCAGCTTCACTGAACCCAACAACCACTGTTTACACAACAACTGACGAAGTTGTGGCCTCTGGGTACTCAGCAGGTGGTGTTATTCTGACCGGCGTGACCATCAGCACATCCACAGCCAGCATGGTGCAGCCAAGTATTGTGTATGTAGACTTTAACGATGCGCTGTTTACAGCAGCGTTGACCGCTCGTGGTGGTCTGATCTATAACTTTAGTAAGTCCAATAAGTCAATCGCCGTACTGGACTTTGGCTCAGACAAAACGTCCACGGCTACGTTCACAGTGCAAATGCCGCCAAACACATCCACTGCGGCGTTGCTGCGTTTCAACTAAGGAGTCATCATGTCTATCGAAAAAGCAAAAGTTTCTGAGAGCGTTGCGGCTGGTCTGATTGCCGGAACTCAATCCGGTGAAGGCGCAAAAGCCACCGGCAAGTACACGGTTGAGTGTTTTGACAAAGACGGCAATCTGAAGTGGTCTGCGGAGACGCCTAACCTCGTGGTTAACGTTGGCCTGCAATACATGGCCGGTTCTGCGCTGACGTCTACTACGCAGATCACGACTTGGTATCTGGGCCTGTACGGTGCCGGTGCTTCAAACACGCCAGCTGCGTCCGACACGATGTCTTCGCACATTGGCTGGACGGAGATCACACCATACTCCAATGCAAACCGACCGACTGCTACGTTTGCTGCGGCTACCAATGCAAACCCTTCTGTGGTCACCAACTCTGCATCTGTGGCTCAGTTCAACATTAACGCTACAAATACGGTTGGCGGGGCATTCCTGACGTCTGATAACACCAAGGGCGGCACGACGGGCACGCTGTTCTCCGCTGCAGATTTTCAGTCTCCCGGCGACCGCACTGTGACTAACGGCGACACGCTCAACGTCACTTACACCATGAGCCTCGCGGGCTGATTGGGGAGGGCTTATGCCGCTTGTAGTTGCTGACCGAGTCAAGGAAACTACCGCCACAACTGGTACAGGTACAGTAACCCTGGACGGTGCAGCGGCGGGGTTTCAGTCTTTTGCTGTCATTGGGGACAGCAACACCACTTACTACGCCATTACAGACTCAGCGTCTGGTGCGTGGGAAGTTGGGATTGGTAGCTACACTGCAAGCGGCACTACCCTGTCTAGAACTACGGTACTTGCTTCTAGCAATAGCGGCTCTCTAGTTCCGTTTGGTTCTGGAAACAAGGACGTTTTTGTCACTGCCCCAGCAAGCACGTTCCTGGTGGGGGAAACCGACGCTGCCACCCCGTTTGAGACCTCATTGGGGTCTGGTGCTGGTACTTCTGTTACCGGCGTCAACAACACGCTGATTGGTTTCAACGCAGGTAATGCCGTCAACAGCGGCACCGACAATACCTACGTTGGTTTTGAGGCTGGAAAGCTGACGACCACTGGTCAATACAACGTGGCGGTTGGTTCTGCCGCGCTTGATGCCACTACTAATGGTTTTGGGCAGACTGCTGTTGGTGCTGGTGCTCTTTCCGCTGCAACAGGTGAATTCACTTCACAAACTGCTGTTGGTGCTTTTGCGCTGCCATCGTCAACTACTGGTTCATACAATGTAGCGTTTGGATACAGCACGCTAGGTGGATTGTCCACGGCAAGCGACAACGTAGCTATTGGTTCTTATGCAGGGACATCAGTAATAAACTCTGCGGTTCCAGTAACGGGCAATAAAAATACTATTGTAGGAAACTTTGCTTACGGTGCATGGACTACTGATTACAACATCTCTGGCATTGAAAACGTAGCTGTCGGTTACTATTCAATGAAAGATCAGCGTGACGCTGACTACTGTGTTTCTGTTGGTGCATATGCTCTTAGTGCTACGCAGATTCAAGGCGACTACAACACTGCAGCAGGGCACTCTGCTGGTCGCGCGGTAACCACCGGCACCCAGAACACATTGCTTGGTGCTAATGCGGCTTACAGCGGCACCAACAACCTGACCACTGGTTCCAATAATATTCTGATTGGCTACAACGCTGCGGCAACGTCTGCCACAGTGTCTAACGAAGCCACAATCGGCAACTCCAGTATTTCTCGGCTCCGTGTTCCCGGTGTTGGCGTCAATATCACAGGGACAAAAATCGTCATTGGTGGAAACGCCGGTATTTCAGGTTCCGGTATTTCAATGGGCTTTTTGGCGGGTCAGGCATCTACTGGTTCAGACAACATATTTATTGGTGATAGAGCTGGGCGTCAAGAAGGTGTAAATACTGGCAGCAGCAATGTTTTCGTTGGAGTTGATGCGGGTTACGGTACTGGAAGCTCTAATGTAAGTACTGGAAATACGGGATTGGGTGCCGGTGCTTTGTACGGTATTTCTTCTGGGGACTACAACGTAGCAGTTGGCGCAGCCTCCGGCGCAGCCGTTACAACTGGCGGAAACAATACCGTTATTGGATACAACGCTGCCTACAGCGGCACCAACAACCTGACCACTGGTTCCAATAACACGCTCATCGGCTACAACGCTGCAGCATCGTCGGCCACGGTCAGCAACGAAATCACGCTAGGGAACAGCAGCATTGCCACGCTGCGCTGCCAAGTCACGACCATCACCAGTCTGTCTGACGCCCGCGACAAGGCCAATGTGGTTGAGTTGCCTGCGGGACTTGATTTTGTGAACGCCCTGCGTCCCGTTTCATTCAACTGGAACATGCGCGACGGCGGCAAGGTTGGTGAACCCGATACCGGATTCATCGCACAAGAGTTGAAGACGGCACAGAAGTCCACTGGCGTAAGCATTCCGGGTTTGGTTTACGACAAGAATCCTGAGCATCTTGAGGCTGGCTACGGGAAACTGATCCCTGTGCTGGTCAAGGCAATTCAAGAACTGAATGCCAAGGTCACCTCGTTGGAAGCGCAACTGAAAGGTCAATAATGGACAACCAGATTCCTGCACACATTGCACAGCAACAAGCTGAACTTCTTGCTCAAGTTCAACCGCCAACGGCGCAGCAGATTGCCGAGCATTACAGCGCCATGCTGTCAAGTGTGTCGCTGATCAACGCAGTTATTGCTGGCACTGAGATGCAATACAGCACCGAGCAGCAGAAGAAAGACTGCGTTGACCGCAACGTGCGCCACCTGGAAACGATGCGGAGGCAGGACTTCTGGACTACAGAAGACATGACGACTGTCAATACCGCCATCACTGACGGCAACGCATACATTAACAGCTAACGTGCCGTGTTTAGTGCTGCATCATTCTCTCAAACACCATTCTCGGCTGATGCAGTAGTTGCCGAAGCTGGGCCGATTGTTTTTGAAAACACAACGGCTACTGACCTACTTTCAACAGCAAACAACACGTTTAACCCCGCTGTAGCAGAGTCGGCTTCAGCAACTGACAGCATACAAGCTGGCATTCTTTACTCCGGTTCAATAGCAGAAACCGTTAGTGCTACGGATGCGGTAAGTAGCAGTGCTGTTTATCTGTCCGTAATTGCAGAGACAGCTACTGCAACTGATGCGGTTAGTACAGGTACCAATACATTTTCTGCCAGTACGGCGGAAACAGCGAGTAGCACTGATTCTATTGTTGCAACCAGCACTTTCCCCGCGAGTGTAATTGAAGCCGCGACATCGTCTGATGCGATAAGCGCAAATGTAGGGTTTGCTGCAAGCGTTGCTGAGACGGCTAATACAACAGATCAAACAGCTTCTTCTCAAGTGTTTGTGGCATCAGTCAACGAAACAGCAACTGCAACAGAATCTGCAATAACTGGCGCAAACGTATTTAATACGACCGTAAGTGACGCCGCCATGGCTAGCGTAGTCTTGGCTACAAATGGCGTGTTCTACGTAATAGTGACAGACACGATAACAGTGTCCGACACGATGGCGGCTAGATACTTGTGGGAGCCGGTAAACAACATCCAAGTAACAAACTGGGTGCCGGTGCAAACAACAGAGGAACCTTAAATGACGACCTATACCAATCTGCTTGGTCTTGCCCTGCCCGTTACGGGGCAGTTGTCTGGAACCTGGGGCGACACGGTCAATGACTACATCACCCAGTATATTGACGCTGCTGTGGCCGGTGCAGTCACTGTCAATGCTGATACAACGCTGAACAAAACAACGGGCTCTGCGCTTGGAGCTACTTCGTCTCAGTATGCAATGATTATTGCCTCTGGGCATTCAACCAACATTACAGTTACCGCACCTGCTACAAGTAAGGCGTACTTGGTTATTAACAAATCAAGCACTTACACGGTAAAAATACGTGGCGCTGGCCCGACGACTGGAGTGACTATTCCAGTAAATAACAGCGCACTTGTTGCTTGGAATGGAACTGATTTTGTAGTCATTGCTGGCGATTTAATTGGCGTAAGCAATTCTGCATCGCCTTTTGAAACATCTTTAGGTTACCAAGCTGGAAATGTTAACACTGGTGTAGACAATGTATTCATAGGTTATTCAGCAGGCGCTGTTAACACGAGTGGCACATATAACACGGTAATAGGATCTAGCACCTATAGCGGAAGTACTGGAAGCAACAACACGGTAGTTGGATATTTGTCTGCGACTTCCATTACATCTGGCAGTAATAATGTTGCCGTTGGCACAGGAATTATGCAACTTAACTCCACTGGCGCGTACAACGTGGCCGTTGGAAATGATGCACTTGCAAACACTACGGGCGGCAGCGCTACAGCAATAGGCCATGCGGCGCTAGGTAAAGTGTCAACAGGCTTTGGAAATACAGGGCTTGGATTTTTTGCTGGAACCAGAATTAATACAGGGGCATACAACACGGCTCTTGGAGGAGAGTCCGGGTCGTACGTAACTACCGGTTCATATAACACAATTGTAGGTTTTCAATCTGGTGCTAGTGGGGTTGGAAACTTAACAACCGGAAGCAACAATATATTTATTGGGACTCAGACAATTGCAAGCGCTTCGTCTGTTTCCAGTGAAATAATTATTGGTAACAATTTAACTGGCAAGGGAACACAAACAGCATTTATTGGCGGCACTAATGGCGCGTACAACGCTAAGAACGTCACTACCTGGGAAACAACGTCCGATGAGCGTATCAAGCGCAATATCGTGGATTCCCCCAAGGGTCTTGCAGAAGTAAAGCAATTGCGCGTTCGCAACTTCAACTACAAGCAAGTTGAAGACATGCCCCTGAACGAAGAGGGCAAGCCGATCATCGACAACTTAGATCCAAACAAACGGATCACTGGGTTTATTGCTCAGGAACTTCAGACAGTCATGCCTGAGTGTGTAAACACAACCGCAAGTGGTTTGCTTTCAGTGTCATCTGACCCCGTTATATACGCCCTGGTCAAGGCGGTGCAAGAACTTGCCGCAGAAGTTGAAGCACTAAAGGCTAGATTATGATAGACATTCTTAACGGCGGCATATTTGGCTCGCTTCTTGGCGGTCTGTTTAGACTTGCGCCGGAAGTCCTGAAGTTTTTTGACCGAGCCAATGAGCGCAAGCATGAGCTGGCGATGTTCACACTTCAGACGGATTTGGAAAAAGTCCGTGGTACTTTTCGTATGGAGGAGAAGTACGTTGAGCACGGTGCCGCGCAACTAGACGCCATCCAAGAAGCGTTCAAAGAACAGTCAGCTACAGCTAGTGCGTCTTACAAGTGGGTCTCTGCATTGTCAGCGTTGGTGCGGCCAATGATCACATATGTCCTGTTTGGGCTTTATGTAGCGGTCAAGGTCATCACCATCGGGTACGCAATCAACTCAGGCGCAACGTGGATTGAGATTGCACAGAAGCATTGGACAGCAGAAGACTTTGGCATGCTGAACATGATCTTGACGTTTTGGTTTGTTGGCCGTGCGATTGAGAAGTACAGGCAGTGACAACCGAAGCCA